CGCATGGTCGGTCACAAGGAAAGCCGGGTGATCTATTTCGATCCCAACGCAGCGCTGAAGTCGTCAGCCGGATCGAGCAGCGGCGGCGGTGGGTCGGCAGCGACACGTTCGATGAAAGCATTACTGGAGCGTTTCACCCGCATGGAGATTTGATGCCGTTCAGCATCCAGTTTGCGGCGGGGGTGATCGACAAGCTGCTGGAGGGCAGGGAAGATTTATTGGGGGACGTGCTTCTCAAGAAACTTGAGGGCATGGGCGAAGACCTGATTATGGATTTTGTCGGCGGCCCCCTGAGTAGCTCTCAGCGCGTTACGAAGGCGATTGATACCGGCGGGGAAAGCGAGTTCGACAAGGCCCGCAACAAGTTCATCAGCGGGTTTAAGCCAGCCCAGCTTCCCTACTCCGGGATGCTCCGCAAGATCGGCAGGGCGTTCGGTGGCAAGGGTCGGGGTGGAGCAAAACGGTCTAGGCACGGCGCAAAACCCGGCACTTGGCAGGCCAGCAGTTGGGCGGCTTCCCGTGAGGACTGGCTCGATCAGCAATGGCAGCACGACTGGCGTTCACAGCCGCGCGACGTTCGCGGGCGCTGGATACCCGGACGGCTCGAATACATCGCAGAGCAATTGAAGTACCGGGGCAAGCGCAGGGCTGGTCGCCTGACGTTGAGAAGGCGTAAGCTGCGGAAGATGAGGAAGATCGCGACTCGCCGGATGCTGCGCGATCTGATGAAGGCTCCAAAGAAGAGGCGGCGGAAGAACCCAACCGGGGACGCGATCTAAAATGGCCATCAACTATTCACAGATGGTGTACGTTTACGCGCAGAACACGTTCAGCCGTCCGGTGACGTTCACACCGCAGGGTGGCGGTGCGCCGTTCGAGGGGCGCGGCATCATGGACACGGACCCCATCGACGTGATGGCGGAAGACGGATCGGTGATCTCGGAGACGCGGGTTGTTCTCGACATCCGCGATGACGAATACACGGTGCTGCCGAAGCAGGGCGACCGGGTCGATGTCGGCGGCGATCCTTCCGGGATACCGGCGAGGGGGCCGTTCGTCATCGTGGACAGCGATCCAAACGGCGGCGGCGAAACCACATTGACGCTTAGGCACATCGTAGAGAGCAAGCCGTGATAATCGGCGGCAAGGGCATCAGCGGTGGCAAGGGCAAGGCGACCGCTATTTCCTTGACGCCTACTGCCAGCACGGAGGCCATCATTGTGCGCGACAAGATCGTCGCCCGCATGAAAGCGATGCGGTTCTTTTCGGGGTTCAATTTCAGCACGGATAAATCGAGGACCATCGAGACCGCCAGCATCCCGTTCGTCGGTGTCTATTTCATCAATGAAGACCTCACCCCGGATGGCGATCCTAACCACGGTGAGGTTCGGTTTCGCTCGATGGCGATGTACGGCGTTTCTGTTATCGTGCAGAACAATAACGCTCCAGCCGCCGAGTACACGCTCGATCAAGCGTGGAACGTCCTGACGGTCGGTCTCTTTACCGATACAACGCTCTACAATTGGAAGAATGTCGGGAAGCCGGGCGAGGTGGCGATCCAAGCGTTCACGCGCGGCAACCGCTCGCATCAGTTCGGCAATGCCGGTGCCGATAATGCGACACCGGTTGCCGAAATGCGCTTCACACTGACATGCGATCTCGGCACCCTTTACTACGAGCCGAATATCGAAGACGAGTTCAGGACGATGCACGTCGAAACGCGGTATCCGGCAGGTAGCGACCCTGCCGAGATTCGGCAAACAGTCGTAGAGTACGATCTCCCTCAGAATTAGAAGGATGATGAAAATGAAAGTCTGGCCGAGAAGCGAAGGTATCCGCAGGGTGTTGCGTCATGCAAATGGCGTTGGTTTTCAGGATGAAGGGCCAGCCGATTGGCCCGATGATCCGTTCACCCGTCGCACCATGCTCGATGGTGACGTGACGGCGGAAGACCCCGGCGCTGGCGCTCAATCTGCTCAAGCCCCAGAAGCGCCGCCCGCGTCCGCCCCGGAAGCGCCGCCGCCTGAGGAGCAGACCGCCAAGAAGGGCCGGTCGAGGGAGTAGTCGTGGCTGAGTGGGTTGTCTATTGGCTGCATGACGCCTACTGCATCTGCTTGCAGCAGCACGGCTATGTCGGCATCAGCGGCGCTTGGACGACAAGACTAGCGAAGCATCAACGCAACAAGCGCTTTCCGCCTAACTTCGAGTGGTCGATCATCTTCACCGGCACGAAGGCCGAGTGCTTGGCGATGGACGTCGGCTGGAATCAGGCGCAGGGCGGGAAGCCGGTTGTTGAGTTCACCTTGGAGGTGCGGGCGCGGATGAGTGCGGCGGCGCTGAAGCGGCGAACACCAGAGCAGAGAGCGGCTGAGTCGGCTGCTGCACAAGAGGCGAGGCGGTCTGGCGCGTGGAATGAGAAGTTGCGTAAGGCAAGCATGGGGCAAGTTCATAGTGAAGCGTCACGGCGTAAGCATAGCGCATCAACAATTGGTGTGCCGAAGTCTGAGGCACATCGTGCAGCGATGAGTGCCGCAGCAAAGATGCGCTACACGAAAGCAGGCGAGCGTGAAAGAATGAGTGAAGCTGTCAAAGCGGGCAAGGCTCGCATCAATCTCATGAAGGAGAAATGAAAATGCCTATCTCGTTTTCCAGCATTCCACAAAATTGGCGCATGCCCTTATACTGGGTGGAGGTTGATCCATCCAAGGCTGGCTTCCCGACGTTTCCCGGTCGCTCTATGTTGATCGGAACCATGAACCCGGCTGGCGCGACTGGAGGGTCTGCCGCATCCTTGGTCCCGGTGCCGGTGGCTTCGCAGGCACAGGCGGATGCCTACTTCGGTCCCGGCTCGATGCTTGCCTGTATGTTCCGCACCTACTTCGCCAACAACTGGGCGAACGAGGTTTGGGGCCTGCCTTATCCAGATGTGACCGGCAGCGCCACTGTCAGAACAATCACGATTGGAGGGACGACAGCAACCAGCGCTGGCACTGTCGATCTCTATATCGCCGGGCAGATTGTGCAGACTTATGTTGCGGCGGGGGCTACGGCTGCTGCCATCGCAACAAGCATTGCGGCTGAGGTTAACAAGATCAAGAGTCTGCCGGTCACGGCATCGGCGGCGACCAACATCGTTACCCTGACTACCAAGTTCAAGGGCACCGTCAGCAACGAGGTCATCGTTACAGATAATTACTACGGCACGGTCGGCGGTGAGATGTTGCCTACTGGCATTACACTGACTTACCCCGCACCGACGCTCGGTACTGGCGATCCGACGCATCAGAATCACCTCGATGCAATCTTGGCGCTTGGCGAATCGTCCGTCGATTGGGTCTGTTTGCCGTTCACTGATCCGACATCGCTGACTGACTGGGAGGCCGAGTTCGGTTTCTCGGACACGGGACGGTGGGGATTTATCCGCCAGCACTACGGGCAGTTGTTTAGTGCAAGGCGTGGGACATCAGCCACTCTCTGCGAGTGGAGTGATCCGGCTATTCCATCAAGCGATGTTCGCAACAGTCCTCATTTGTCGGTGCTGGGGATCGAGGGGCCTACCGCAGTTCCCGGTACTATCGGGAGTCCGACGCCAGCCTACGAGTGGGCGGCGGCGTACACCGGCAAGGCGGCACGCGCCCTGCTCAACGATCCGGCGCGTCCGTTGCAGACGTTGTCACTGGATGGCTGTTTGCCTGCGAAGGGAAACGAGCGTTTCCTGTTGTCGCAGTTGAATCAGCAAGCCTACGCGGGCATAGCCACGCAGCGCACGATGACCACGGTCCCGGTGATCATGCGGGAAACCACGACGTACACCAAGAACCTGTATGGCAACACCGACGACGCCTACGAGCTTGTCACCACGATGGCGACGTTGACGAAGCTTCTCCGCAACCAGCGGCACGCGATCACCAGCAAGTATCCGAGGCACAAGCTGGCTGACGACGGCACCCGGTTCGGTGCCGGTCAGGCTATTGTGACGCCGAAGATCATCAAGGCTGAGCTTGTCGCGCAGTACCGGATCGATGAGTTCGTCGGTCTGGTGGAGAACGGCAAGGCGTTCAAGGAGAACCTTATCGTGGAGCGCGATCCGAACGATCCGAACCGGATTAACGTCTTGTACCCGCCTGATCTGGTGAACGGACTCCGCATCTTCGCCGTGCTGGCGCAGTTCAGGCTCCAGTACAATCGTGGGATTGATACGGAGATCGCCGCTTAGTTTTGCGTCGTCGTAAATTTGTAGCAACAGGAGAGCGCAATGGCGCAACGCATAGCTGGAATTGCCTTCCTCAAGGTGGATGCCAATCAGTATCCGCTTCGGGGCAACTTCACGGTCACGCCGTCTGTGATCGAACGCGCTGGCATCGCCGGTCAGGATTACATCCACGGCTACAGCGAGCTTCCGCGTGTGCCTTCCATTGAAGGCGACGTGTCAACAGCGGTCGGACTCGCCATTGAGGACTTCGAGGCTCAGGTCAACGTCACGGTCACAGCCGAACTGGCGAACGGTTCGACCTATGTGTTGCGTGAGGGCTGGTGCGTCTCGGCCCTTGCCATCAACGCCCGCGACGGCATGGTCCGTGTCAAGTGGGAAGGCGTAAGCTGCGATGAGTTGATGTAGCGGAGGGTCAATGGCTGACGAACCTAAGGCCGACGCCACGGCTGAGACCAAGCAGGCCAACGGCGCGGCGACCGCCGATATTGTGATCACGTTGCGTAAGCCGGTAATGGCACACGGCGACGAGATCAAAGAACTGCGTTTCCGTGAGCCGACGGCTGGCGACATCGAGAAGTGTGGTAACCCGGTTAGCCTCGATTTCAATTCCGGGGACACCCCGAAGATGTCGTTCGACACCAAGGCTATGTCTGCGATGATGTCAACGCTGGCTGCGGTGCCGCCATCGACCATCAGGCAGATGAACCCCCGTGACTGGAATAACGCGGCGTGGAACCTCGCAAGTTTTTTCATGCCGGACCTGTAGAGGGGGTGATCCTTGATTGCTACAGGCTGGCGAAATATTACGGTCGGCCCCCTGATGAATTTTTGACGTTGCCGCTTTCCAAAGTTAACCGTCACATGATGTGGACCGCGAAGCTCATCGAGATGTCGCGAGAGCAGGAAGACGATGGCGGTTGATAAACGCATCGAACTCGAACTGGTGATCCGGGACACGGTCTCGCTCACGCTGAAGACCGTTGCCGACAATCTGGAGAAAATAAACAAGTCGGTTGGCAAGGTTGCTGGCGAAGGCGCTGGCAGCGAAGGCGCTGGCGAGACGTTCAAGAAAATAAAGGAAAGCACCGAAGGCATACGCAAGCTGTCGGAGGAGGGGGCGCAAGAAGCCACGGCACATGCCGAGAGAATACTGCCATTGGTTGCAAGGCTGTCTGGACCGGCTGGCAGGTTCGCTTTCGTGTTTGCTGCAACGGCGTTTGTAATGGATGCTGTCACCGGAGAGGTGAAAAAAAGTGTTGCGTTAAAGGCGCTGGTCGAGGACACGGGGTTTCCGCAGCATTTTATTGACGTATTGCGACAGGCCCAGAAGAAACTGGGCATCGAAGACGGGGAGGCGGAAGAAAACATAAGGCGGGTCGGCAACGCGATGAGCGAAATGGCCTTTGGCAAGGGCAGTTTGCTGGCCAAGGAACTGGATAGGATCGGGGAAGGCAATCTTGCAAAAACGATGGAGAATTTCGCCATCGGTGGTGATCGCCAAGCCGGGACCATGGCGGCGATCAACCGCGTCACCGAACTCAACAAGGTTGCTGCTGCTGGTGGTCCCGACGCTCAGGAAGCCGCAAGGCAGGCGATAAGGATCGCGGATGCGTTGAAGATGCGGCCATCTTTCTTCAAGGATTTAACCGAGACGTTGAAAACCGTTCACCCATCCCAGCAAATGGCGATTAAGGAAGTGAAGAGTTATTTCGCGGGCTACTGGGATTTCTGGACGGTGGTGGGCAATATATTCACAACGGTGAAGATGGGCGCGGTCGTGACGGCGAACCGGTACTTGGGTGTCGCTTCAGCGCTTATTGATGCTCACACCATGGTCATAGACCCACGCGCCCGTGAGGCTCGTGGACTCCCGCCGCTCACCGCAGCGGAGATCGAGGATTTCAAGAAGAGGAACGAAAACACGCTCGAACTCATGAAAGAAATACTGAGCATATTTCAGGGTGCTCAAAATAAGGAGTCCATCGAGAAGCGCTGGGTCGGCGGATCGGTGCTGCCGGGGCGCTCGTACATGGTCGGTGAGAAGGGACCGGAAATGTTGTTTTCATCCGGCGGCTCGCAGATTATCGGCGCTAGCGGTCCTGAGGTGATCAGGGCTGGCGAGAGCGGCAATATTGATACTTCGTCATTCGAGCGCTTCCGACGCCCACTGGGCGATGG